AACACGGAGAACGAGACCGTGTTCTTCCTTGTGGGCAACCGGTGGATCTGGGCGAACGGTAACGTCTTGACGAGGAAAGGTGACGGCGCGAGTGTGACCGAGGATGACGGCCGTAAGGTCGTGCGTATTCGTAACAAGTACATCTTACAGAAACGCGCGAACCTGAAAAGCATCCCCTCCATGCCTGAAAACGGCAGCGGGGAGAAGGAAGCCGTCCCGGTGTACCTGACCTTCTTTTACCGTTGTGCGGTCGGTGGAACCCTGCGGGTGGAGTTCGTGGGTGTTGATAAGACGGGGTTCGCCAACTTCAACAGCATGGAAGTGGAAGAGGAACTGCCCGCGACTGACGGCTACGTGCAATATACCTGTAGCGGCCTTTGGAACGGTACGGGAGACTTCAAGCTGTCTTTCACCGGTGACATCTACCTGTACATGCTCATACTCTCTACCGACCGCGTGGAATCGCTGGCGCACCGTTATAAAACACTTTTCGAGCAGTCGGAGCGTCTGGTGAAGATTTCGGCGGCTGTCTTTGATAAGGACGAGAATATGTTGGAAGAGACAGGTCTGATGGTTACTTCCAAATATTCCGGGTTATACGCCATTGACGGCGACGGAAATTTAAAATCCCTTGTTGGTGTCGGCGGTGACGGTATAAAAATCAAAGGCGACTACATTACCCTTGAGGGGCTTGTTACGGCTAACAATAATTTTAAAATTCTGCAAGATGGTAGTATTGAGACACGCAATGCAAAAATATACGGGACCGTTCATGCCCAGGATGGCAAGATCGGCGGTTTTACGATAGAGTCCGGCCGTTTGTTCTGGAAAGCGGGTGATTACTTCGGCAACGATTCCCGCAGTTTGAAACTCGGAGTGTCCCAGACCGCTATGGATGGGGTTGTGGATGTCGCTTTCAATGCCGCCACTCAGGGGCGGTTCGGAGTGAAGGTTGTCGGTTCCAATACGGGCGGTGCCGCCATTTATGCTTCCAGCAAATCATCCGGACAAAGTTACCCGATAAGTGCCAATTCTTATGCCGGCTTTTTTGACGGGGGCGTACATGTGAACGGTGCGGTATATTGTGGCGACATCCTTTCGAACAATTATGGTACGGAATGGACTTTAGGCAGTGACGGGACCTATACTTACCGGAAGGGTGTTTCCGGGACTTTCAGATGGTCTGTGAAGAATGATTTTCTAACTAATAATTATACCCTTGAAGTTGTCAATGGTATTGTTGTCAAAATGTCGGGTATTTAATATCATGTAATTATGAAGGTAAATTTTAATGCGGATTTTAAGGATTTTAATGGTGAACCCCTGCTGGTTGATGGCAACCCGCAGGTAATCGGTCATATCGTGGCCCAGTGCCTTTTCAACGGGACGGGTATTCGTCCAAGTGGCAATATGCAGACAGACAACGGTAAGAAGATGCGTGCGTATCACCTTTGTATGCGGATAATGGACACTGGCGGTGAGATTGAAATCACATCGGAAGATGCCGTGTTGATAAAGGAGGCCGTTTCCGGACTGACTCCCGGCTGTTACTCGCAGGTTGTACAACTGATAGAAAGATAAGGAGGATAATTTATGGCACTGACAGAATCTGAAAAGAACGAATTGAAGAAGGACATCCTGAACTCCATCAAGTCGGAGAGCCAGAGTGTCGATGAACTGGCCGAGGTCACCTCGCTGGACAATATCAAGAGCCTTCCTGCGATGCGCGGCCAGGAGGTCGTGCTTGCGCCGGTGGCGTTGCTCCGGAAACCCGCGGAGGACGCGGCGGCGGTGGCTAACGCTGCCGCCACGAAGGCCGATAATGCCGCGACCGGCGCCGCCAATGCGGCCCAGACCGCGACGAACGCCGCCGGTACCGCAAACAGGTCCGCTGAAACCGCCGATGCCGCTGCCGGTACGGCCACCGCCGCCGCCAAGAAGGCGGAGGATGCCGCCGCAGCCGTGGACGGCAGCCTGGTGGGTAGCATGACAGCCGTCCCTGACGAGAAGAACGACACGGTGAAACTGACCATCCTGGGCCGTAACGGGCAGGCAATCACCTCCACCGACATTCCCGGCGGTACGGGTAGCGGCGGCAACACGTACAACGTGACGGAGGAGGTTCCCCTGGAAAACGGCTACTATACCCTGGAGACGGCCATCGCCGCCGTAAACGTGAAATACCGGTACAAGGGCCGTTGCATCACCTACGAGGTTGCGCAGGGCAGATGGGAGACGAAACAGTTCACCGGCACGAGCGTGGAGAGCTGGGAACAGGCCGCGAGTTGGGAGGATTTCGGCGGGGCCGGCACGATGAAGAGCCTGACGGTGAACGGCGAGAAGCAAATCCCCGATGCGGAGGGCAACGTGAGCCTGACCATCGATAAGCTGGAGGTTGACGAGAGCCTGAACGCCGAAAGCACGAACCCGGTCGAGAACCGTGCCGTGGCGGCGAAGCTGGGCGAGGTGGAAGCGAATACCATCTTCGACAGCTCCGCCGAACTGAGCGACGACGAGACCACCGTCCACGTGAGCCTGAAGAACAAAAGCGGTGTCGAGGTGACCGGTTTCGACATCCCTGCCGGAGGCGGCGGTGGCGGCGGTGAGGGCAGCACGACGAAGATAGTGCTTGGCGCAAGTGTTGACAGGCCCACCGTCAAGGAAGGCGACCCGGTAAGGCTGACCTATACCTACGACCACCAGTACGGCAGCGGCGACGAGAAGGGCGAGAGTACCGGCCAGAAAGCGAAAATCACCGTCCAGGTGAGGCGTGGCGCCACCACCACCTATTCGGAGACGACGCGGGACGTGAGCAAGGGCACGTACACGCTCGACCTGACGAAATACCTCCTTTCCGGCACGAGCGACATCTACGTGATAGCCGAGACCACCGACCCCACCACCGGCAAGGCGCAGAAGCGGCAGGCGTACGTTAGCGTGCGCAGCGTGACGCTGGCCCTGTCCAGCAGCTACAATATCGCCTCCGGCCTGGCTTCCGGCGGTTATGGCGCGCAGGAGACCGTGAACATCCCCTACGGCGTGAGCGGCACCGGCACGAAGGTGGTGACCCTTTACGTGGACGGCAAACAGCAGAACGCCCACACGGTCACCCGCAGCGGTACGACCAACAGCAGCTTCCCGCTCTCCATGTCCTCCCTGGCGGTAGGCCGGCATACCGTCCAGATGGTCGCCGAGATGGATGCCGGTGACGGCCTGACGCTCAAAAGCGAGAGTATCCATATCGATATCCTGAAGAGCGGCAGCAGCGTCCCCTACGTGGGGCTGATGGTCACCCACCGGGACGGCCGTATCCTTACCGGTGCCGACCACCTCTCCCCGGTCATCGAGGTGGGGCAGTACGAGAGCTGCGAGTTCAAGTTTGCCGCCTACGACCCCGGTACCACCCCGGCGGGTGTGGGCATCTACAGGAACGGCACGCTTCTCCAGACGGTGAGTGTCCCACGTACCGCCCAGACCTACCGGAACCGCTTCACGGAGCAGGGCCGGCAGCAGATGCAGCTGAAGGTCGGTGCCACCGCCTACACTTTCCACATAGACGTGGTCGAGAGCGGCATCGACATCAGCGAGGCCACCTACGGCCTTCAAGTGAAGCTTAGCCCGTCCGGCCGCAGCAACAGCGAGAGCGACCCGGCGCGGTGGGAGTATAACGGCGTGAAAACAATTTTCGAGGGCTTCGACTGGAGCAGCAACGGCTGGACGGGTGACAGCCTGAAACTGACGGGCGGGGCGAAGGCCGTCATCGGCTACCAGCTGTTCAAGGACGATGCCGGCGCCTCCGGCGCTACCATCGAGATGGAGTTCCGTGTATCGGGCGTGACGGACCGTCAGGGCGAGGTGATCAGCTGCATGGACAAGGGGAAAGGCCTTAGTGTCACGAGCGAGGAGGCGAGCGTCAAGACCGGCACCATCCTGCACTACACGAACGAGGACGGCGAGGACGCGAGCCGTGAAATCAAGATCGGCACGAAGTTCGCCCCCGAGAAGTGGCTGAAGGTCGCCTTCGTCATCGGCAAACGCGGTGACGGGCGCCTGATGGAACTTTACGTGAACGGCAACCGTGCCGGTGCTGACATCTACGACAACAGCTACTACTTCCGCCAGGACACCCCGGCGGGCATCACCGTCGACAGCGCGTCCGCCGATGTGGAACTGAAGAACATCCGTATCTACAACCGTGCCCTGAGCGATGACGAAGTCCTGGATAACCGGATGGTGGATGCCGGCAGCAGCGACGACATGATGCGCCTGTACGAGGAGAACGATATCCTGGGCGGCAGCGGCGACGTCGATATCGACAAACTGCGTTCCAAGGGGAAGGGCGTGATGCGCATCGTCCGCAAGGGCGGCCTTGACGAGGTGAACGAGACGAACAACAAGAAGACCGACTTCATCGCCGACGTCTATTTCTGGTCCCCTTTCGGCAAGGAGTACGACTTCGTCCTCCGCGACTGCTACATCCGCATCCAGGGTACCAGTTCCACGAAATACCCGAGCAAGAACATCCGCATCTACTTCACCAAGGGCGGCGCGAACCTCAGTTTCGAGATCAACGGTACCCCGGACCCCCTTGGTGGCAACAGGTATATGATGCGTCCCGGGAGCATCCCGATGGACCTGTTCTGCATGAAGTCCGACTATTCCGACTCGTCCATGTCCCTGAACACGGGCGGGGCGAAGCTGTACAACGACACGATGCTCGAACTGGGCCTTCTGACCCCTCCGCAGCGTTACCAGCTGGAACAGGCGGGCGGTGACCTGAACGCGGTGAAGATCCGGCAGAGCATCGACGGTTTCCCCATCGACGTGTTCAGCGCGGAGACCGCCGACGGGGAGAGCACCTACTACGGGCAGTACAACTTCAACAACGAGAAGAGCAAGAGCGGCCGGCTGTTCGGCATGGAGGGGCTTGACGGTTTCACCCCTTCCTGCCCGATGACGCTGGAGACGCTGAACAACGGCGAGAGGGTCTGCCTTTTCCAGAGTTCCAGCGACGCGGACCTTGCCGCCGGTTTCGATGCCGGCCTGGAAACCAACTATCCGGACGACGTGAAATGGGCGGGCCTGAACGCGGCCCAGCAGTCCGCGCTGAAACGCCTTTTCGGCTGGATCCGTTCATGTGTCCCGGCAAACGCTACCGCGGACGACCTGGCCACCTTCGTTAGCGACAAGTTCAGGAAGGAAATCGGGCAGTATTTTGACGTGGACCACCTGCTGACCTACTACGTGCACACCGACTACTTCGCGAGCGTTGACCAGCGCGCGAAGAACATCCTCCTGCGTACCTGGGACGGGCTGATCTGGTACACCAACTATTACGACGGTGACACCCAGCTTGCCAAGAGGAACGACTGTTTCCTTGCCTACGACTACACGATCGACCGTGACACGTGGGACGCGGAGGCGGGGAAATACGCCTTCGAGGGCCGCGACAGTTGGCTTTGGAACCTTGTCCTGGCCAACCTGCAGGACGAGCTGAAAGCCTGCGCCGCCGCTTACCGCGCGAAAATGACGGTCGAGCGCGTGCTGTCGATGCTTGACGTCGAGCAGGCGGGTAACTGGAGCGACCGTGCGTACAACAAGAGCGGCTACCTGAAGTATATCCGCCCGAACATGGAAGAGGTTTACGGCAAGAAATGGCCGTTCATCTACGCCCTGCAGGGAAGCAACGCCGCGCACCGCAGTTACTTCGTGAAGAACCGTTTCGCCCTCCTGGACGCCAAATACGGCACGAGCAACTTCACGAGTGACAACATCGACCTTTACATGGCCCGTACCGCCTCCGATGCCGCCGACGTGGTGAAGATCACGGCGAGCGAGGTGTACGCTTTCGGTTACGGCACGAACAACAGCCCCAATATCGGGGGTACCGGCATCGTGGAGGGCGGCAAGGTGGCCACCCTTCAAATCACGGGGGCCTACACGGTAAACGACCCCCTGCGTATCTACGGCGCGAGCCGCATGAGGGTGCTTGACATGACCGGCGCCTCGGACCGCCTGAAGAACGGCCTTGACCTGGGTAAATGTACCGTATTGCGTGAGCTGAACCTGCAAAGCCCCTCCACCGGCTCGACGGGCTGGTGGCTGAACCTCGGCAGCTGCCGCCAGCTGCGTAAGGTGAACCTGCGCAACCAGGCACAGGCCAAGACCGGGAGCAACACCAGCACCGAGCTTGACTTCACGAACCAGACCAAGCTGGAGGAACTTGACGCGAGAGGCACGCAGGTGCAGAGCGTGACCTTCGCCAAGGGTGCCCCTCTGACGAGGGCCTGGCTTCCCGGCACGCTGACCGTGTTGAAACTGGAATATCTGGGCAAACTGGCCACAAGCGGGCTCACGCTGGAGAACTACAGTAAAGTGAGGACGCTTATCGTGGACGGCTGTCCGGGACTGAACTGGGAAACCCTGCTGAACCGCTGTTCCGGCGTGGAACGCATCCGCGTGACCGGCATCGACCGGAAGGATGACGGCACGTGGCTGAACCGGTTCATGAAGATGGGCGGCGTGGACGCTGAAGGCAACGCCACGGACACGTGCGCGCTGGTGGGTACGGTGCGTCTTACCAACTATGTCGAGGATGAGAGATACGAGGCGTTGAAAGCCCATTTCCCGGAACTGAACATCCTCCAGCCCGAATACACGATGATCGAGTCCGACGATGATGTGGCCGACGATGCCAATATCAGTAACCCGGACAACAGGACAGGTTACAAGTACGGTACTCCTTACAGGACGAGCGGGCATATCGCCGCCATCCTGAAACATCGTCACCGTGTACTGGCGAAAGTGACCAGGAAGCCTACCACGCGCAGCGTGAAGATCGCGAATGTCGATACGACGGTGAACAACCTCGACGGCGAGATGACCTATTACCCGCTGGACGACGGCAATTCCAACCGTTACGCCGACGGCAGCGCCGCCAGACTTGACGGCAGCGAGGGCGACTGGATGATGTTCGAGCCGTTTTTCTGGTCAAAGGGCATCAACGACTACCTGAATGGCAAGCATTACTCCTGCTACAGCAGCAAGGGCCGGGACGACATGCCCTCCGTTCCTGATGCCGATATCCTCACGCTGGATGACATCAAGGAAGCCGGCGGCTACCTGAGCGGTCGTAAAATCATGAGCGGCAAGGACACGCTCGCGAACAGCTACAGTGCCGACACCACGTATTCCGTCTGCAAGGTGAACGTCAGCGGGCACAAGCGTGTCCGGTTCCCGAGCGTTCCCGGTACGAACCTTGTCGGCAGCGTGTTCACTGACAATACCGGCGCCGTAGTCAGTTCCATCGTTGTTCCGACCCTCTCCAACAAGTTCGAGGCGGGCATGTACCTGATCGCTGACGTTCCTGCCGGTGCCACAGCGCTGCACTTCTCCGTTCTGAACACCGCGGAGTTCGACAAGGTAGTGCTTTCCAATTCCGACAGGATCGAGGACATGGAGCCGGATTGGGTAGCCAATGACGAGCACCTTTGCGCGGTTGTGGGCAGTTCGGTTGTCGGTTCCAAGCTCCGCGCCTGTATCACCGGCGGCAGCACTACGGCGAGCATGAGCTGGGCCGACTTCCATTATTACTCGGTACAGCGTGGTATGCAGCAGATTGACGCGCTGATGCACTCCCGTATCGCCAACCTCTTCTACGCCGCCTATGGCCGTCGTGACAGCCAGGAACAATGCGGCGCGGGTCAGCATACTAACAACCGTACCACCGGCGGTACCGCTTCACACGGCATGACCGATACGATCGGTTATGAAGAGGCGCACGCCATCAACCCGAACGTGACGAACTCGCTTGTGGACAATATGGTCCACCAGTACGCCTGGTATCGCGGCGAGGATGACTACGGCGGTGCTACTGTCACGCAGGTGAACAATATCTGCTGCCTTGGCTACGAGGATATCTACGGTCATAAGTATGACATGATGGACGGCGTTGACCTTCCTAATGATAGCGGCAACGCCGGCAAGTGGCGCATCTGGATGCCTGACGGCACGACCCGTATGGTGAAAGGAGGCACAAGCTCGGGCGTATGGATAACGGCCATTGCACATGGCAAGTACATGGACGTGGTTCCGGTGGGTTCCGTTTCGGGTTCTTCCTCGACGCATTACTGCGATATGTACTACATATCCACCGCAGCCAGCCGTGTGGTTTATCGTGGCAGCTAC